CGACGCCGCCGAGACGCAGACGACGCGCTTGCGTTGGCCCTGGTAGGTGCCATCCGCGAGCGTGAATGCCATGGTCCCCGACACCGTCAACAGCGACTCGAAGACGTCGTTGCTGAGGGTCGCCGCGGTGTCGAGAGATTCATACGACTGCGGCCCGACCTGATTGACCGAGGCGAGGATGGTGTCCCATGCAGCCGCGTCGCGGTCGGCCGGGTGCTGCGCGACGCCGGTGAGGCTCGCCGGAGAGAAGACGTTCGGATCGAGCCGATACGTTTTGGAGTTTGCCATGTTCGTTTCCTTTCTTCGGCGCTAGGCGCGCTTGCCGTTGACGTTGAAGCCGGGCGCCTTGCAGGCGAAGTTGTAGTACTCGCCCACGCGAGCCTCGTAGGCGTCGGAGGTCTCCGAAACCTTGATGATGCTGCCGGCCTTTTTTTGCAGGAAGCCGGGCGCGGGACCCGCCGAGAACATCGTCCAGGTCTCCATGTCGAGCATCCAGACGCGATTCACCTGGCAGCATCGGTTACTCATGATGGTCACCTCGTGCCCGCCGAGGTTGACCTGCCAGCCGCGGTACCCGATCTCAGCCTCGGCGCCGCCGTAGCCCTTGCCCTTGACGATCACCCACTTGCCCTCGAGCTGCTTCGACAAGGTGCCGAGCGCGCGGGGGTTGGCGAACACGATCGACGGCTCTCCGCCGAGGTTCTCGGCCTCGGCGCACATGTCGATCAGAAGCTCGTGCATCGGCCGGCCGTCGCTGCCGTCGACGCGCAGACCGCCGAGCATTTCCGGCTCGAGCGAGCGATCTTGCCCGTAGAACGCCGTCGCGCTCGGGTCTGAGTCAGGGATCCAGTCCATCAGGCCGGACGCAGCCAGGCCGAAGTCGCCGGCGAGGAACACGTAGTCATCCGCCGCCGCCGCCGCGATACCGGTCGAAATGTTGCCGGTCATGGTGATAGTGCCTGCCCGACGCTGCACGCTCGCGACGGTCAAGGAGCCGGCGCGAACCGATCCGGAGGTTCCGTCCGTCGACGCGAGGTTGAGTACGTCGCCTTGGCGAACGCCCCAGGTGCCCGATGCGTCGTCCAGCGTCATCACCGCGGTGGCAAAGCTGGTGTTGCTCATGCGGCCGATGTAGCCGCCGCGAGTCCGGAAGAACCGGAACTCGAGGTAGTTACCCTCGGCCTCGATCACGCGGTCGAACTCGTCGAACGCGGGCTCGAAGGCGTCGACATCGCCATCGGCAGTGGCCTCGATGGTCTCGTTGTCGACCTTGCCGAGACGGTAGTGTTTCTTTCGGGTGACGTCGAAGCCAGCATAGGAGCTGTTGTTGTTCGACGCCGCCAGCGCGGTGTTGAAATCAGACGAGCCGCCGCCGGGCAGCCCGTACTGGACCGGCTGGTGCCAGTGCTGGCCGCCGCCCTGCCCCGATGGCTTGCGGTTACGCTTCATCATCATGCCGGTGGCCTTGTTCTTCTGGAAGGCCATGTTGACAACGGGACCAGGCGCGTAGTGCACCTTGATCATCGGGTTGAAACTGGTGAGATCGAGCATCGCAGGTCACTCCTTGTGGTTCGTGTCCGACCTGCTCTCCTAGCGGACTAGCCGCCGTCACCCGGGGCAAAGGCCGCGCGCATTCGGCGCTTGGTCTCTGCACGGTGGGCCTCGCGCGACCACTTCCCCGCCGACGGACCATCCGCCTTCGGTGCAGTCGTTGGCGCCGACGCTGCTGCTGCGTTGCTGAGCGTGTGTGACCTGCGAATGCCCTGGGGGTCTCCCTGTACGCGCTCCGAGCCGCTCGCTGCGTCGCCCGGTTTCCCGGTGGCCACGGAGAGCAGGTGCTTGCGCCTACCGTAGTAGGCCTCAGCCTGTTGCTTGAGGTAATCGTTGGCCTTCTGAGCGGCCTCTTCCCACTTCATTACCGACCCGTCCAGCTTGTTCTGGTGGTCGACGACGTCGAAGATGATGCGCCCCGGATCGTCCTCGGCGGCAAGGTATGGCCACTTCGACGCGTTCTCCGTGGCGCGCATCTGGCCGCCAAGCATCTCGACAGCTCGCAGCCTGGCCGCCTCATCGGCGGCGGCCCTTCGCTCTGCCTCGAGCTTGGCTTCGCGCGCGGTGAGCTGCTCCTTGTGGTTCTTGACCGCGCGCATGGCGCGCCGCGCGTCCAGACGGTTGCGAACGTCCTGCGGCAGCTCCACGCCCAGCTCGGAACCCGACAGCTCGGTGATGAGGTCGCGTATCTCTTCTTTCCACTCCTCATCGGTCGTGGCGATGCCGCGCGCCTTCATCAGGTCGCGCAGCGCAGCCGCTGGCCGCTCGAGATAGGCATCGCGGAATCCGGCGAGATCGGGCGCGGCCTCGCGATCCTTGATGGCTCGCTCGCGCGCGTCGAGATCTGCCAGCCGTGCCTCGTATTGTCGCTTCGTCTCGAGGACTGCCGGGTCGATAGATGGCGCCGGTGCCGGGGAGGGTGCTGCCTGGGCCGGAGGGGCCACGGGCGCTGGTGCCGGGGGCGCCGAACTGTTGTTGACTGGCCGGGGGGCGGGGGCCTCATCGAACTCACCGGTGGCCCCCTCATCATCCTCGCTCTTGCGCGAGGCCTTGAGCTTGGTCACCGCCTCGACCATGAGCTTTCGCGCCTCATCGGACATGCGGCGCGAGGGTCGCGGCACGGGCGGCGCGTCGCCGCCGAAGACGGCGTCTTCGTCGCCTGCGCCGCCGGAGACCTCTGGCTCGGTCATGCCCGGCCGGAGTTCCGGCTCCATCCCTGAGGTGTCGGCGGGCTCGTCCTGGTCGTTGTCGATCATTGCATCATCCCTGTCGGCGGCATCCCCGGATCACCTGGTGGCATCGGCATGGGAGCCGCGCCGCCGCCAAACTCGGGCTGCAGCGTCGCCGCGTTTGGCGCTGCGCCCATGTTGGCGGCCTGCATTCCCGGCAAGCTCGGCGGCGAGCTTCCCTCGGTGAGCTGCTGTGCGTACTCGAGCGACTGCTGGAAGCGCTCGATCACCTCGTCGTCGGCCTTCATCGCGAAGGCGTCTTCCATTTCGCCCTTGGCCATCAGGACGAACAGGGGGAGGTTGGTGTTACGTGTCGGCAGCACCTCTTCGATCGGCGTGTCGACGTCCGCGATTCCCTCGAGCATGCGCTCGATGTTCCGGTATGGGCCCAAGATCGACCGGTTCACCTTCTGAATGTCGGGCTCGTCGAAGAGCGCCGCGGTCATCGTCGGATCCGGGATCAGGCCGTTGGCTGACAGCTCCTTGGCGAAGCTGAGCTTCCCGGCGCGGCTATCGGGCAGGAAGTTGATCGGCTCGATCGCGATGTGATAGGGGCCGGCGTCGATGTCGAACTTTCCCCAATCGATCGCCTGGACCCATTGGGCGAGGTCTCGCTTGGCGATCGGCGCCGGCTGCTCGTCGAAGACGTGCTCGCCCTTGGCCTCCTCGACCATCGCGCGTGCCATGTCGAGCATGTTGACGGCCATGTCACACCGGAACTGCATGTAGCCGGCCTCGACGTGCGCGAAGCGATCGCTCTGGATGTCGTCGAGAGTGTCCAGCGCCTTGCCCGACGCGCCGGCCCCGAGCTGGTTCTTGCTCTGCGCCGCCATCTGCGAGATCCCCGACAATTCATGCATGCGGTTGATCACCAGATCGAGGATCCGCAGCGCCTGCTCGCTCACCGGGTTCGGGGCGACGTAGTGCGGCTCCGCCCCGTCGAACTCGATCACCGCGGGGTGACGAGACCGGAGGTGGTTCTTGATCACGTTCGAGCCGCGCTGGACGAACAGCTTGAGCTGGCTGCCGTAGTGCAGCCCCTCCTTGGCGTCGGCGAGGATCTCGTTGATCAGCGCCTGGCTCGGCATGAGCTGCTCAACGAGACCAGAGCCGCGCAGCCCGCGGATCGGCGCGCACCAGTGAGCAAAGGACAGCGGGAAGCGGGGGACCTTCCACGGCTCGCGCAGAAGTGTCACGCCGCGGATCGCGATGATGTGCTGCCCGTCGTCGGCGCCGGGGCCGCTAGGCAGGTGCCACGCCTCGGCGATCTCGATGTGGTCGGCGAAGCTGGGACCGGCGTACATGTGCAGCACCCACGGATCCGAGCGATTGAACTCGCTGGCTGACTCGATCTGCTCGGCGTACTCGGGGAACTCCTCGCAGAGGACCTCTCGCGCCACCGGTCGAACGTGCGCCAGCTGCCGCGGCGGGCCGTAGTACGCCTCGCGCGGGTCGTAGACGATCTCGCAGATGGGCACGCGCTCGGTGGACACGTCGCCGCCGATGCGGACAGCCTTGGCGACTGCGGTGCCGCGGATGATGAAGTCGCGAATCAGATCCGGCGACATCCGCTCGACGCCGGGGCCGCCCATCTTGCGGCGGATGACGCGCGAGACCGACTTGGCGAACAGTTTCTCGGACCAACCGGCATCATCGCATCCGGCGACCGGCATCGGCCGTCGCTTGGTGAGCCTGGCGGTCGCGGTGTCGACCAGGCCCATGATCACGTTCATCGGCGAGCGGCTGTGCTGCAGCCGGCTGCCGCGCATGTGGGCGACGTTGAACGCTGAGCCGAGCGGCTCGTCGCGATAGATGGCCTCGAAGATCAGGTCCTGCAGGCCGTCGGCGGACCATCGCTGCTTGAGCCGGTCGCACCACGTCCACAGCTTGCCGGCTGCATCCTGCCCCGACTCACAGCGCCACCACTGGACGCTCCGACGCTTGCCGTCGTCCTCGTGCCCCTCATCCCTGTCACGTCGCCGACGAGCGGCGACTGGGCGGGCCTTGGCCATCCCTTGCCGGGAATGACAACACGTATATGGTCACTTGTCAAGAATCGGTGACATCTGTCGCCACTGAGGCGCCGCCCTCCTCGAGGTAGCGCTCGATCGCGCGCTCAAGGGTCGACCCGTTGCGGAAGCGGCGCCACCGGAGGCACGCTTCGACGAGGCTAGACGCCCGCAGCGATGTGACGCGATACGCCTCGCCGGCTACGTTGGCCGCCCGCGCGGCCGCCTCCGCCTCGCGCTTGGCGCCCTCGAGAGCCGCCAGGGCTGCGCGGTGCTCCCCCTCGGCGACCTTGACCGCGGCCGCCATCTGCAGCGCCTCGTTGCGCAGGTGCTCGACGTCGACCGCGAGCCGATCGCGCTGTTTGCGCACCGAGTCGAACGCCTCCTGGGTGATGACCGATGCAGGGATGACACCTGCCCGCAGTCGCCTCACCTCCGTGACTAGCTCAAGCACGTCACCGGCCATCGGCGTGGCGCCGCGGCCGAGCTTGTCGAGTAGATCGTCGGAGATCACTCGTCCTCTTCCTCGATGACCGCGCCGGTCGGCTCGGCGTGCAGCTCGTCAAGGACGGTCCCACCGTACAAGCGGAACATGTCCGCCTTGCGGTCGTTGTCGGTGCGAGCCCGCGGCGCTGCGTCGCCGAGCGCCAGGTCAGCGAGCTGCAGCGACACGTCGCCGACGACCATGCTCGTGATCGCGATCTTGTGCTGCCGCGCCCAGAGCAGCAGATCCTTGACTCGCTCAGTGGTAGATCGCTTCGTCATCTAGCCGATCCTCCTCGATCTCGCGCTCCTCGCGCAGGGCGTACTCCACCGTCCCCGCGTCGGGCTTCTTTTCCTCAGGCCGCCACCGGAACTGGTAGCTGTGGCGGTGCGCGTACAGCGACGCGTCGCAGACGTCGTTGGCCATGGTCGGATCTTCAACGAGGCGCCCCGAGCCGCTCACGACGCCTGACCACTGGAGCTGCGACATCTCCTCGAAGAGCGGACCGCCGTCGCGGAACTGCACGAGCCCGCGCACGATGTCGTTGTTGTAGGTGTCGATCGATCCGTGCTTGTTGCTCTTCTCGGCCTCGACGAAGGGCTGGTTGTACCGCTCGATCCACTCGCGAGCCCAGCCCTGCACCGTCGGCTTGCTCGGGCTGCCACCGTCGGCCACGACCATGCCCACCGCCACATGCTGCCGGATCGCGTTGAGCGCTGCATTCTGTTCGTCGGCGGTCATGTAGTTCCGCTTCCAGCTGCACACCTCGTAGAGCCGAGGATCGTGCGGATGCCATGCCCAGAGACACAGCGCGAACGGGTCCGGATACCAGCCGATGTCACAGCCGAGCGCGAACTGGGCGTCTTGCCAGCGCCACGGCAGATCGGCGAGCGCCCTCGGGACATCGACGAAGCCGTCAGCTCGAGCGCGGTGGGGCGCGTAGAGTAGACGATCGTGTGGTACGCGGTGCACGGCATAGACGAAGGCGGCATCCTCGCGCACCCATCGGCCGAACGCCTCGCGCTGCATGATCGGCGATTCGATCGTGACCACATCCTCGCCGCCGTAGAGGCGCTGCAGTCCGACGATGCCGCGCGACCACCGCTCCTCTGCCGTCGCGCCGAAGTGAGGGTTGTTGAGCAGGGTCCAGTGATGTAGCGACCACTGCGCGTTGCGCTTGCCGTCGCTCCTCGTCGCGTCGTGGAAGAGCCCGGCCATCTGGCGCACAGGCGTCCCCGTCGTGCGGAAGCGGCCGCCGAAGTCGAGCAGCGCCGGCATGAACACCTCGCGGATGGTCGACTCGAGCTTGGGCGGAATCTTCTGCGCCTCATCCCACCACACCTCGTGATAGGCGCCGCCAAGAGCCTTGCGGACCTCGCGCTCATCCTTGGCGCCCCGCAGCCAGATCCATGCGTCTGTGTCGGGGAAGTAGATCGACAGGTCGGACGCGTCGAGCTTCGCGTTGATCCCGTAGCGCGTGACCAGACTCGCCATGCCATCGTTCTGCGTGCCGAACCACGCGAGCCTCTCCGCCTCGCCGCGTGTCTCGTTGAGGTAGAGAAGGCGCGCGCCTCGAATCGTCCGCGCGAGCTTGACGAAGTGTCGACAGCCA